ATGATTATGGGTAAAGTTTTATTTTTATTTATCACAGCAGTCTTATTATGCGGTTGGGGAGTCAATGCATCAGTTCTATCGGACAATTATGTCTATAAAGAAATTATTATTAAAGAGAATGATACCTTATGGGATATAGCGGCAAAGGAAACCGATAACCGCATGGATATCAGAGAATACATATATACAGTTAAACGGTTAAATGCTATAAAAAATTCAGGTAACTTAGTTCCCGGTCAAACAATACGTTTGCCAATGATATCCAAGTAATTATATATGGAAAGCTAAGAACGCATGTTCTTTTGACATTTTGTGCTGTCATATGAACATACGTTCTTTATTCTTTTGAAATAAGAAGTCTCATCCTTTATCGTTCTTCTGAAATATCATTGTAATCGGGTTATTTGTAAATAAATCAGCTTCATTAATATAGTGCCGTACCATTTCAACAGAACGATGACGTGTCTGTTTCATAATTAAACGTTCTTCTACACCGTGAAGTGCTGCATAAGTTGCAAAACCGTGTCTTAAACTATGAGCACCATATAATTCAACAGGCAGGCCGATAAGCTCGATATATTTCTTTACAAGCAAATTGATACTTTTATCACTTAACCTGTGGGACGAAGGCCTTCCGTTTTTCAGGATTCTTCTGAATAATGGCCCAGAAGTAATTTGAGCCTCTTGAATCCATTTATTAAGAGCAACAATAGCGCACATATCAGGATTCTTTAAGTAGGGGATACCGACCTGTTGCCCGACTTGTTCCTGATCGGTTTTAGAATGTTTTAAGGTTACAATAATTCCCTGTGGATATCTGGTGATGTCTTCAAAATCCAAGCCGGAAAGTTCACTTCTTCTAAACGCCCCTAGGAAACCTAGGAGGAGAATCGCCTTATCCCTTATTCCTGACAGGCTGTCAGTATCTATGTAAGAAATTATTTGCTCCAATTCTTCCCAGTAAATAGGAGTCTTACCCTTTTGCATAGCACCCTTCGTCCGTGTAAGACCAATCATTGTTTCCCTGACAATCCAGACTCGACAGGGATTTTGTTCAGAAAATCCGGCTGCATTATAATTTTCTGAAATAGCGCTTATGCGACGTCTGATTGTAGAAATTTTTGCATAATCAGCTAAATCATTAATATAATTTACAATCGTTTCTACGGTGGCAGGGAAGGCCGATACCTTATGATATTTACACCAGTCACAAAAATCATTCCAGTCTGATTCATAAGCATCAACGGTATTTACCGCTTTTGTTTCGGAGAGCGTTTCTTTACTTTTATCAGACAGTCTTAAATTATCTTTTGTCTGGATGATATTCCGTAAATAAAAATGTTTTTCAGGCACTTACATTCCTCCATATATCAAAATAATATAGCCGCGTGGCAATACCTCTTTAAAATTAACTACAACATTACTTCCGATAATTTAATGTTAATTACAAAGTCAGATGAATACTGATAATATAGCACATTTGCCGTCCTGCTTGCCGTCCGCGGATAAATAAAGACGGCAGATCATAGCGCTTTGTCCATTAAATCAGCGACAAGGCGTTTTCTTTTGTCCAAAACATGAGAATAGTATTTTGCGGTCGTCACTATGCTGTTGTGGCCAAGTTGTTTGGAAACCAATTCAAGATCGGCTCCTGCTTCAAGCATATTCGTGGCGTATGTGTGGCGGAGCGTGTGGAAGGAGCCGAAACCAAAGTTATTTTTGCACCAGGTATTAAAGTACCTTAAATCATCAGGGGTGATCATTTCCCCGTTGGGCAAAGAACATACATAATTTCCGGCGGAATAGAAAGATCCGTATTCTTTCTTGAGATGTTCCTGTTTGTCGTGAATAGACAAAAGGATTCTGCGGAAGTTTTGTCCGAAGGGGGCAGTGCGGACAGAAGAATTTGATTTCGGCAAATCCTGTATAGTCCATCCAGAATCATAGACAGCGGTCCGGCGGACAGTGATTTCATTCTTCTTCATGTTGATGTCATCCCAAGTCAATGCGCAGCACTCACCGATACGGAGACCTACATAATAAGCAGTGCATATGGCAGGGTAGAATTTATGTTCTTCATTAAATTTATCAAAAACCTTTTTCATCTGCTCGCGGCTGAACGTTTTAACCGGAGCGGGAGTATCTTTATAGACACGGGGAACGTGGACATTCAGTGCAGGGCTGACGGACAGGAAACGCCCGAAGTCTACAGCATATATAAAAGAACGTTTCAAAACAGCTACTAAGCAATTCAAAGAAGAACGGGACAGAGAGGACTTCTTCTCATTCAGAAAATTTTGGAGGAGCCGTGGGGTAATGCGTTTCAATTTATAAGAACCGAAACGGGGGAGAATGTGAGACCTGATCAGACTTTTATATAATTTAACAGTATTCGTCTTATAGCTACCCTCTACTTCCAGTACTTCAAGAATCCAAAGTGCATAAAAATCTTCCATAGAAATATTGGAGGCCGTATCAAAAGAACCCGCTCGATCTGCTTCCGCCTGTGCTTGACGCCACATCTTATTTGTCTCGGATTTAGAAATAGAGCCGGCACGCTCAATCTTTTTGCGGTTGCCGGATTCATCTCTTATCTCTACAGTGTAGTAATACTTATTACCCCGTTTTCTGATATACATACAAAATACTCCAAGAATGTGAAATAATGGTAAATGTTGTTAAATAAAAGTAATTAATTTGAGAAACATTGACAATTTTTGATATAATTAGATTAAAGAAGGGAGGAACTCAAAATGATAACTGCAATGGATGTAGCGAATTTCTTTATTGATTTGACAAACAATTCAAAAACAGATGACAAAATGACAAATTTAAGAATTAATAAGCTGCTGTACTTTGCACAAGGAGAGTACCTCGCGAAATATGGCACGCCACTATTTGATGAAGATATGGAGGCTTGGACTTACGGACCGGTAGTGCCGATTGTGTACAATACATTTAAACCTCTAAAGAGTACCCCTATACAGGGGGTGACCGATGAGTATGATCCTTCCGTCTTTACCAGAGATAACCGTCTGTTCTTAATAGATATTTTAGCTAAATATGGAATATACTCTACAAGGCATCTGGTAGAAATGACACATATGAAAGGCACGCCGTGGGATAATGTAAATCAATCGGAAGTCATTTCTAAAGAATCAATGGAAGAGTTTTTTAAGGAAAGGGAAACTACCTGTCAACCGAAAGAATATAGTGAAGAATGCTTTATCGGACATAGAGATAAAGAAGGATTTTTGGTCTTGCCCAAAGAGTGGGACGATTAATGAAAAACAAATGGGAACTCTGGTGGGCAAGGGTAAAGTTTGAAGACTCTGATGAAATCAAGACACGGCCTGTTATTGTTTTTGATAATCAAGCTGCCTATATCGTTTCTTTCAAGGTCACATCACATGACGCAAGAAAAAAGTTTAATGGTGAATATATCATCATGAAATGGAAAGAAGCAGGATTGACCAAACCGTCCGTTGTGAGACTTTCTAAAATGCTCAAAATGCAGGAAAGTGATTTTTTGAAAAAGATAGGAGATTTAGAGGATACCGATATATATGGCATTGCCACACTTGTCAGGTTTTATTACAACCTATAGAGCAGGAAGTGCCGTGTAAAAGCGGTACTTTTTAAATGCAAAAATCTTTATAATAATATTTATTTCCACGTTTGCGGATGTACATAATTTAAAACTCTCTTTTTTAATTTCTATAAATTGAGTTGCGGGATGGCAATCCCACCATAAGTGAAATACGAATATCGTCAATCTTTTTGTTTAAATCACTTATATCAGCGGATAAATTATTTAATGATGATTCGTGATCGTCATATTTATATTTTAAATTTTCAATATCAGTAGATAACTTCATTAATTCACGAGAATTGTCTAAATAAGAAAAATCCTTCTTCAAGTTATAAATTTGCCACTGTTGAAATCCAATGACGAATAGCATAAATAAAACAAGAATGTATAAAATATTATTTTTAGAGAGTAATTTTAGAAAATGCATAATTGCTCCTTTATCTTATTTCGTTTCTTCCCATTGCGAACCATATTTATTATCCAAGGCAGACGGTTTGGATGCCCAATACAGTAAAAAAAGTAGATAGAACAGATTTATAATGGCTGCCGCTTTGTTAAAGGTATGATTTAGAATGAATAATACCAGAATCCAATAACCGGAACGTCCGATGTCATGAAGCCGCCGTGTGAATAATGCGTATACAGTGACAGTTGAAAAAATATATAAAATCAAAAAAGGGATTCCAATTAAATACTTTGGGTGACTGGGAGTGACAAGAGTATCAAATACCGCTCCTGCGGATAAGATTTCAATAATAGCCAATGGAATAAAAAATATCCAAAACTCTTTGCGGGTACTTCTGCCATTGAAAGAAAACATGAATCTTTTAAACCGTTGAAAGAGGAGGGGGAAAGGAAGGCTTTTTGTAGTTTTCATGAGAGAATCTCCTTACATTTTACAGAATCATATTTTTAGAAAAACCTTTTGGAAATCTACAGTTATGAGGTTTCCTCTTTTTCTTTTATTTTAGGAGAAACCACTTTATATTGAACTTCTATAACCGCATCTACTGTGGCTTTTCCTGCGGGGGAAAGTGCACGGTATTTTTTTATGAATTCTTCTTCGTGGCGGGTAAGAGAAATATTGGAAGTAGACCATTCTTTTTTCATTTCAGAGGTTCTAATAAATTCAGAGCGGCCTATAATCCACATGGGGTTTACTGAGAGTGCATTCGCGATAGAATTTATAATTGGCATTTTAATTTTTTGAATGGTTCCTTGTTCATACCTGGTGATTGTAGAAGCAGATACTTGAATTCGTTTTGCCAGTTCTTTTCTTGTGATTTCAATATCTTCACGAGATTGTTTTATTCTTTTACCGATACTTAAATTGTCCAAAATATATTCACCTCATTTCCTTTTTTATAATAACATTAAGTATTGCTATACGCAATAAATAAAAGCATGACGCAAAAAATAATTGCATAATGCTATTGACAAGATAAAAAAGGAATGATATCTTAGGTTTAAGAAATTGCACTATGCAATAAATGGGCGGAGGTGAGAAAGTATGAATGCAAAAAAAATCAAGGCAAGAATGATAATTATGGGATTAACACAAAAAAATATTGCGGAAGTATGGGGATGCGCAACAGCCACTGTGAGCCAAAAGCTTACCGGGTATAGACCTATATCGTTGAATGAAGCAAATTTATTAGCAGAAAAACTAAATTTAACTGATAAAGAGTATTATGAATATTTTTTTGCCACAAATATTGCGTAGCGCAATAAAAGAGAGAAAAAAGAGAGGGTATAAAAATAACTATGGAAATCAATTTTGAACTTGAACGTGAAAAGTTAAAAGAAGCGGCCGCGCCGCTGGTCAACTATCTTCGAAAGAGACAAACGCCTGAAACTACGGCAATAGTCACAGGCGCAAGTGTAGAAATATTAAGTACGGATATTCATGTCCCTTTTGAAAACGAATGGAATTAAAAAATGAAAAAAGAAATTATTCCAGATGACACGGACAGGCTGTTATCTGTAGAAGAGGTGGCAGAACGTTTGCGGACGGGAAAACAGTTTGTCCGCAGGCTAATCAATGCAGGACTTCTTCCTGCATTATCTTTCCGGCGGAACAGGCGGATAAGGAAAGTAAGCCTGAATAAGTTCCTGGAAGAGTATGACGGACAGGATCTATATGAAGTGCTGGAGGGAAAGCAATGAAAGCATTGATCGTTTTTATGGCAATAGTCCTAGGGGCGGGAATGTATGTACAGGCACCGCCGCCGATGATGAGTTATGTGGTAACGGCAAACAAGGGAGATACCCTATGGAATATATGTTCAAAAATTGCCACCGAAAAGGAAGATGTGCGGGAAATCGTATATCGGGCAAAACAAGAAAACAACATAAAAGATCTTGGTACATTGCAACCGGGACAGGAAATCATTGTAAGAGTAGAAAGGACTAAAGAATGAAAGAGATAAATATAGAAGGGCAGCTGATATATGTTGCCCATCCGTACGGAGGATATGAAGAAAATATAAGCAGCGCGGCGGCGTGCTTAAGAAAACTCAAAAAAATGTACCCGTATCAAACATTATTTTCCCCGCTGCACAATTGGGGCTGGGGCTCCTACGATGCCGACCATCAGGCAAAACCGATGCAGGACTGCCTGACGATACTGAAAAGGTGTGACGCCATTATTCTTTGCGGGATGTGGCGGAAGAGCATGGGGTGTATGCAGGAATACGCGGCGGCCTGTGTCTTGGGGATTCCTGCATTTGAATTTGATGTGTTTGGAGTAGGGGAGATCAAGTAATGGCAAATGAAAATGTATTTACTACATTGGGAGCTTCTAATCACACCAAAGAAGAGCGGGAAAAGAATGATTTCTATGCCACGGATAACATAGCAGCTCATTTACTGCTTGAGAATGAGCCGTTGAAGAACATATGGGAATGTGCCTGCGGGGACGGGGAACTTGCAAAGGTTTTTGATAAAGCAGGTGTCTTAGGCAAGGCGAGCGATCTGATAAACCGTGGATATGGAGAAGCAGGAATAGACTTCTTGAAATATGCGGGGGGGTGGGATGGAGATATAGTAACGAATCCGCCCTACAAGTATGCAGAGGCCTTTGTTAGGCATGCTTATGAAATCATAAAGCCGGGAAGAAAGGTATGCCTCTTTCTAAGATTGTTGTTCCTTGAAAGCAAAGGACGGCAAGCACTGTTTGAAGAATGCCCATTGAAAACGGTTTATGTGTCAAGGAAAAGAATCCCCGCATACAAAAATAACAATCAAAGCTATAAAAGCAGCGCTATCGCATTTTGCTGGTACATATGGGAAAAAGGATATACTGGAGAACCGGTCATTAAGTGGATCAATTAAGGAGGAAAAATGAAAAAAGAAATAGAAAGAATAATGGGCGGCAGAATTGTATTCGCCTGCAGTTACAGAATACGCCGTGTAGCAGGAGTACTCTGCTACAAAAAAGATGTAGATGATCAATATAGACCGTTGACATCGGTAGCGTTAAAAGAATTAATTGTTGCCAACAAGAAATATAGTCGGGCAATAATCGCCGCAAGGAAAGGAAGAGTGGAAATGAAATTTAACGAAAGAAAATATGAAAAATGGGTAAAAAAGGGACTTGAGAAGGCGAAAGACTATGCGCATAAAGATAGGACTGAGGCCGGACCTATAACTGAATTTATAAGAAATATAATGGAAGATGCTTTTTATGAAGGATATATGGCGGCAAAAGAGGAAAAATTCCATGGCAAGATTTCAGTTATCTAAAACAGAATTCAAGAAACTCTGCGATCTGGTCAAGCAACGGGACATAGATCTCGCGGAAACATACTGTGCCTGCCTTGGTGAATATCCCCCGCGTCAAAACATAGAGGTTCATCACCATATACATGTAGGGAACTTCGGGGCGGATAAAGAAGATAACCTTATTTCTCTGTCATATATAACTCACCGATTCAAACTCCACGGACTCAATACAGATATAAAAAAACATATGGAGAGAAACATTGAAAAGTATCTGTACAGTCCAGAAGTAAAAGTATGGAGAGAGACACACAGAGAAGAATTGGAAGCCATCTACAAAACCGAAGAAGAATACAGATTAAAGACTCTGCAGAAAAAGCACAAAGTAAAGAAGAAATACCCATGGGCAAAATACTGACACTTTCCGGCGGGAAAGAAATAGAAATATATACAAATGAGCATTGTCCGTTATGCGGGAAAGAAACTTACCAGACGGTATGCTGCCATTTTCATGAAGCGAACGTTTGTTACAAGCACTGCGGGGAATGCAGGAATTTCAGAAAAGAATTTCAACAGTGTGTATATAAACCGCTGCCGAAAGAAATTAGAAGATTTTGCAAAGAAAAAACGACCGGGAAGTGAGAGTCCCGATCGCCGTGCCAAAGCAACAAATTGATCTATACAAATTATAGTGCATGGCACGGAAAAAGTCAAGAAAATAAGGGGCGGGAACGCCTCTTTGAGACCTTGATATTCCTATTATTTTAACGACAATCAATCGAAAATAATCTATGGAGAAAATATCGTGCCATATATGAAAGAAATTTTCCATTTTCCAGGTGGAATGGAAATAAAAAAATATCACACCTGGAGGCTGGGTGGGAAGAAAACAAGAAACCCGAACGAAAGCGAAACGGAATCTGCCGTACAAAAAGGAAATGCCAGGCGGGCAAAAGAGAAATTGTACAGAGTCATTCTCACGAATTTCCAAAGGGATGACTGGAGATTAGATCTCACGTACAGAGATCCGCCGCCAGATCCGGAAGAAGCTCAAAGCAGAATCAGGAAATTTTTAAGAAACCTGAAAAATCTATATAGGAAATTTCAAGAAGAGTTGAAGTATATCTATGTAACTGAATATAAAGGTCACAGAATCCACCATCACCTTCTGATCAATGCATCGATGAAAATCCAGAGAAAAGATATTAGGGAAAAATGGCCATGGGGAGAACTGAACTACAGATCATTCCGGTACTTTGATGGAACGCCGGAAGACTGCAGGCGGTTGGCAGAGTACCTCTGCAAAGAAACGGACGAAACCATAAGAGAGCCTGGAGCCGTACAGAAGAAAAGATGGAACGCCAGCAGGAACTTAAAACGTCCTAAAGTTACAAAACATAAAATCTACTCCCGTCACTGGAAAGAGAATCCGAATCCGCTGAAAGGATACCGGATAGAAAAAGTGGAAAACGGGTACACACAAGAAGGATACCCATACCAATATTACCGGATGCGGAAGGAGGTGCAGCAGAAAAAGAAAACAGTTTCTAAGTGGTGCAAAGTGAAAGGAGAAAAATATGGAAATCAAAAAAATAACCACGGAAGTGGGAATAGGGTACATCAGCGGAGCGGAAGAAAATCAGATAAGAAGTCTGGAGCCGGCAAGAAAAGAATTTTATGAAGCGTTTATTAAATTCTCCGAATCATTATCGGAATTGGGAGACGCGAATCTTTTGAAAAAGCATGTAGGTTTTGTGGTAAACAAGATTGTAATTGGCTATAAAGACGGAGAGAAAAAGTCTTACACGGCATACGGATTTGTAAAAGTAGAAGACTATCCACTGAATGTTAAATTCACTACCGGCGGAATACCATACGGAATGTTCAGGGAATTGGATGAATGCTTGGAAGAACTTATAGAAGAAGCGAAAAAATACATATCCGGCGATCGTGCGCAAGGGAATTTATTTAAGGAGGCAGAAAATGATAAATGATCCGATATTGAAAGAGAAGATAATGAGGAAAATAGAATTAGGTAAGATGTATATTATTCTGGGAGCGCTGGAGGAAAAAGCGCGGATGATAAGAAAAGGTTGTTATGACGATGACATGAAGGAACTGAGTGAAGCAAGAGAATTGGATTTTAAATCATTTAAAGATGGAGCAGAACAGTATACATTTGAAATATGCGATGAAGTAAGGAATCTCATCGAGCAAGAAATTGGAATGGAGGCATTGTAATGAATGAGCCGATAATAAGTCCGTGGGTGTTTTATTGGATAGAAACAATGAGCCGGATAGAAGATTTTGCAGGAATAGTTATAACCGTTACAATCCCTGTGAGTATACCTTTGGTGATGTTTGGAACACAAATAATAAAAACAGGAGTATTAAGCAAAGAAAGATATAAAAAAATTACAAAAGGAATAATAATCGCTGGAATAATATCAGTGATCGCATACATATTTATACCGAGTAAAGGAACAATGTATAAAATGCTTGCCGCAAGTTATATGACGCAGGAAAACATAGAAAACGTGAGAGAAGGCATAGATAAAATAGCAGATAAGTTGGTAGAGAAAATAAACCAGGTGAAAAAATGAAATGGACCATGGATAAATGTACCGCGGTATTTAGTGCGATGACAGAAGAAGAACTGGAAATCATAGATAGGGTGCATGAAAACGAAAACGAACTGTCAGACATTCAATTGCTGAACAAAGTGAATCAATGCCTTCTTTCAAAAAAAGATAGAAAAGAAAACCTCATGGAAGCTGCCGTGTTGATTATAGAGGCGGCGAGCAGGGAGAAATCCCGTTTTAAAGGAGGACGAAATGGATAGATTAATTGACGTAGCGAGTGTAGTGATATTTATCAGCATGATCATGTATGCCGCAATTAAACTCGACGAAGCGGCAAGAAAACTACATGATGAAGAAGAGCGGATTTACGAAGAAAGGAAACTGAAATGAAGAAAATGGAGATAAGTTTTGATAATAAAGATTTACACATTGACGCCATAGAAGTAGGAAAGAATGAAATTAAAAGCGTGGTGTATACGTTGATAAAAGGGTTACTTGAGGATTTTGGGGCGTCTTATGGTGAGGTTGCAGGGATATTTAATGACGCTGTAAGCGATTACATAAGAAGAGAATGAAAGTAACGGTAGGAAGCCTATTTGACGGGATTGGCGGATGGTGTATAGCGGCAGAACGAAACGGAGCTGTTCCGCTGTGGTCATCGGAAATAGAACCTTTTTGTATAGAAGTCACAAAAAAACACTTCCCGAACGTCATGCAATTGGGCGATATCAGAAAAATAAAAGGCGACAAAATACCACCAGTAGACATTATATGTGCAGGCAGTCCATGCCAAGATTTATCGGTGGCAGGGAAAAGAGAGGGGTTAAAAGGTGAACGAAGCGGATTATTCAGGACGGCAAATGACGTTGTTTCCGACATGCTTAGAGCCACAAGAGGAGAATACCCAAAATACTTTATATGGGAAAACGTCCTGGGAGCATTTTCAAGCAATAAAGGGCGTGACTTTCAAGCCGTGCTTAGCGAAATCACACAAGCCGATATTCCAATGCCTCGATACGGAAGATGGTCAAGAAGCGGAATGGTACGAAGTAAGAGATGTCACCTCGCGTGGAGAGTCCTTGACGCTCAATATTGGGGCGTCCCCCAGCATCGAGAGAGAATCTTCCTTATTGCAAGTTTTAGAAATAGGGGGGGTAGACCGGAAGTACTATTTGAGCCCGAAAGCATGCCAGGGAATACTGAGGAGAGCGAAAGCAAGAAAGAAGCGCTTACCCGAACTGCTGTACCAAGTACTGAAACATCAGTCTATGATATCGGAAACGGACAAATAAACTCAATAAGAATGAGAGAAAAAGCAGGAGCGCTGAACTGCATGCATGATCAGCGATGCGTGCTTGTCAAAACATACAGAATCGGATCATACGAAAGCGAGGGGATGAAAAGCAACAATCCGACAGCGGGCATAAAAGAAGTAGACAAAAGTAACACGTTAGATCTAAGCGGAAGTAATCCAGCAAGAAACCAAGGCGGCATATGTATAAGCGTCCTTGATATGACACACGCGCAAGACGTCATAAGAGAAAGAAATGACGGAACAGTACAGACACTCAATAACAGGATGGGGACCGGCGGGAATCAGGTACCGATCATATACACATTTAACAGAGACGCAAGTATAAAAAACAACATGCCGATCTATGAGGATAAAACATCTACATTAAAACCATCAACAAGATTAGCGGTTGCCTATGCGATTGACTGTAGAAACAGTCGACTTTCGCAGATATCAATGACATTACAGGCAAAAAACCAAGGAGGATATAGTCTCAATTATCAAAATCCGATCATAGTTAAAGATTACGCCCATCGCCTTACGCCGCTTGAATGTGAAAGACTGCAGGGACTTCCGGATAACTGGACAGAAGGCGGGAGCGATACAGCAAGATACAGAGCAATCGGAAATGGAATGGCACAGCCATGTGCTGACTATGTAATGAGTAAGGTAATTGAAGACATTAAGGAGGAGACATGAATTACATAAAAAAAGTAGCGGAACTCTTGAATGTAGAAGTAGGAGAACACTTCACGATTCATTTCAAGAAAGAAAAAAGACAGATAAAAAACTTCTACCTCAACGAAGAAAAAGGACTGATGATAAAAACAGGCGGAAGTGACGTAAAGGCAAACAGCAGCTTCATTGAAGGAATACTCACTGGAGCACTGGAAATCAAAAGGACAAGAAAGAAATGAAAATACTTGATGCATGCTGCGGCGGAAAAATGTTCTGGTATGAAAAAGATCTGGATTTTGTTACATTCCAAGACGTCCGCGTGGGAGTAAAAGAATATTCCGGCGGAAGAAAAATAAGGATAGAACCGAACCATATTGGAAACGTCACGGATATGGACTTTGGAGATGAAACATTCGACCTTGTCATATTCGATCCGCCGCATATGATCCGCGCGGGAAAAACATCCTGGCTGAACATCAAGTATGGGAAACTGCCGGAAGACTGGGAAACATTCTTCAAAAACGCTTTTTCGGAAATTTTCAGAGTATTAAAAGAAGATGGAATCATAATATTAAAATGGAATGAAACACAGCTCAAATTTAGCGAAGTGATAAAGTATTCACAGTATAAGCCGTTGGTGGGAGACCAGAGAGGACAAACGAGATGGACAGTATTTGTGAAAAACACAGCATTACATCACCGAAGAGGAGAGGTTAAAAATGACAATAAGACAATTCTTTTACAACCTTCGAGAAGTGCAGCCTGTCAAAGTGGAACTTGCGGAAAACGAATATAGAAAACTTGAAGAACAGGTGAATGGAGCATTACCGGCGGAGCATGTTTCCGGCGGGTCAAGTTCGGTACAAACTGTTCCGCCTGTGCTTATCCAATACGAAACGGCAAAAGAGAACTATGAACGGGAAAAAAAGAAATATGAAAAAATGCTGAAAAAGGCGGAGGTGTACATAGAAGAATTGAAAAATCCGATCCGCCACACAATCATGCGGCAGCGGTACCTGCTCAATTGGGCGTGGCACACAATTGAAGTCACGAATAACTTCAAATACTATAGAACGATGATGAGAATACACAAATCGGCATTGGACGAATTAACAAAAAGGCATAAAGAGGTGAGTTTCTGATGTGTATAGGAAGGCAAGGGAGAAGATCTTGCAGTAAAATTTATATCAAGAGATGATAAAATCAGATCAATTGCAAAATGCCCATACTGTGGAAGTTATATGGGTATGACATACAATGAAGAATTCATGAATCAACTTATGAGATTCAAATGTAATCATTGCGGATTTGAACAAGATGACTGGTATCTGAATGCCGAAAGGGCGTATGATAATTTGAAGAAAATGTGAGATAGTTTGAACATCAGAAAAAGGAGCAGGGAGAAATCTTTGCTCCTTTTTATTGCAAGGCATAAAGAAGCTACGAAAGAATATCATGCGAGCGGTAAAAAAGCTTATGATATTTTTATGCGAAATTACATACCGAATTTAACTTTAAACGGCAAGAAATATTACTATGATATCAATGAAAATTATAGTAAACGACTTGATATTGGGCGGCTGCTGATAAATTTAAAAGGCAGCATTATTCTTGCAGTGAAAAAAGGACTTGATTCTAAAGAGGGATTGTTCGGTGTAATAAACACTGGGATTGATACATTTACAGTAAAAGTTAAAGAAGAAAAAAGAACTATCTATTTATTGCATATGCGTATAATGACGAGGATATTGAATCTGCGAAAGATGATTACCGAAAGCTTTGCATCGGCAATTATATATATGATGAACTGGAATTAGATGTGGATGACGCACTTCTGATATTAGCGAAGTGGTAAAAAGAAAAAGATGTCACATGGCGTCACTGCAGGTCACTTGCGGTCATGCGTGACAAAGTGATAAATTAAAGTTGAATAAGTATGAAAAAACATCATGATACCGTCCGAAAGGGCGGTTTTGCATTTCCGGCGGCACTCACAATGAGTGCCTTTTTTGATGAAAGGAGGCTGCTGTGGCAAAAGGAAAATTTGAATACTGGCGAACAAAAGATGGACTTTTGCAGATAGCAGCATGGGCAAGAAACGGACTCATAGATGAGCAGATAGCACATAACATGGGGATTCGCAGAAGCACCCTTTCAGAGTGGAAAAAGAGATTCCCGGACATAGCAGACGCCCTAAAAAAAAATAAAAATATAGTAGACATAGAAGTAGAAAATGCACTCTATAAAAGGGCCGTGGGCTATGAATTCGAAGAAACAACCATAGAAATAGACGATGAAGGCAAGAAAAAAGTAAAAAAAACAACAAAACAGATGGCGCCGGAAACACTGGCAATCATCTTCTTCCTGAAAAATAGAAAACCCGAAGACTGGCGGGATAAAAGAGAAGTCGAAGTCAAAGGAGAAATCAGCATGACAAACGCTTTAAAAGCAGCGCGGGAGCGCGTGATAAAAAATGAATGAAATCATTGAACTTGTCGAAGCCTTGGGCGACTACACGCACGACCCCTTAAAATTTGTCTACTTTGCTTTTCCGTGGGGAGAACCGGGGCCGCTGGAAAAAATGAATGGTCCCGAAGAATGGCAGAAAGACATACTGAAAGACATAAGAGACGACGTGAAAATCAAAGACAACGTTGTCAGAGAAGCCGTGGCGTCAGGACACGGGATAGGAAAAAGTACGTTAGTCGCATGGCTTATCCTCTGGGCAATATCAACACACGAAAACACCAGGGGTGTTGTCACCGCTAATACAGAAACGCAGCTACGAACTAAAACATGGCCGGAACTCATAAAATGGTACAACCTCTTTATCGGGCGGCCTTTGTTTACAGTCACAGCCACCGCTATATTTGCAAACGAACCGGGAAAAGAAAAAAACTGGCGCATAGACGCCATCCCGTGGAGTGATAATAACACCGAAGCATTTGCTGGACTACATAACCAAGGGAACAGGATACTGATGCTTTTTGATGAAGCATCGGCTATATCTAATCAAATCTGGGAAGTAGCCGAAGGTGCAATGACAGATAAAGACACAGAAATCATATGGTGCGCATTCGGAAACCCCACAAAAAACACAGGAAGATTTTACGACTGCTTTCATAAATTCAGAAACTTATGGAATAAAAAACAAGTAGACTCAAGAAGCGTTTCTTTTTCAAACAAAAGTCTCATACAGCAGTGGATAAACACTTTTGGAGAAGACAGCGACTACGTAAGAGTCAGGGTCAAAGGACAATTCCCGAACGCAAGCTCACTACAGCTTATTTCAACAGAACTGGCGGAAAAAGCGCGGGGACGGAACCTGAAACCGGAACAATTTAACTTTGCCCCCGTTATTATCGGGGTAGACCCCGCATGGATGGGAGATGACGCCACCGCCATATGGCTAAGACAAGGCTTAATGGCAAAACGTCTTAAGAAAATACAAAAAAATGATAACGATATTACAATTGCAAACCTTGTAGCACGATACCAAGACGAATATAAAGCCGATGCCGTCAATATAGACATGGGATATGGCACAGGAATCTATTCTGCAGGGGAAACCATGGGACGGCACTGGAACCTAATCCCATTTAGCGGAGAATCTCCCGATATGGCATGTAAAAACATGCGGGCGTATATGTGGGACCAGATGAGAAAATGGCTTGCGAACGGCGGGGCATATCCCGATGATCAGCAGATGCAGGACGATCTGACAGGAGTAGAAATCAAACCGACAGAAGACGGGAAACTCCAGCTGCAGTCAAAAGAATACATGAAACAGAAAGGCATTCCATCTCCTAATGATGCGGATGCCTTAGCTTTGACATTCGCCGTTCCGGTGATCAGGGCACCCAACAAGAAAAGGGTCAATACAAAATATCAATTATTTACTTAAAGGAGGTACTTAAATGTGTTCAGCATTATTCGGAGGAAAACAAAGCGTAAGCACTCCGGAAATTAAACAAGTAGCGCCGTCTGCAACCACAATTACCAATGCAGACATTGACGCCGGCGGAACCACCGATACCGAAGCCGCTAAAAAAAGAAAACAGAGACAAGGATATGCGTCAACAAGACTGGCGGACGTTGCACCGACCAATACAAAATCAACATTGGGGTAA